AAAAACTTCATTTCCAATAATCATAATATATTGACCAAAAGCCTTAAGTATAGCTTCAACACGTAATAATTCAACAATATTATCAGGATCCTTATAATAAGGACATTCTTGTACAAGAAGCCACATAACATATACACCATAAGCTAACACCAACAGTCGCTTATCATATTTTGAATAGTCTGCATCCATCCAACCTACATCAAACAAGAATTTACTAATTTCAAAATCTGATACAATTCTTTGATACATATATTGTAAACGTTCATGAAATTCTGAACCAATAGCATTCATACCTATTTGTGCAAATAACACATCTCTATTTGCCATAAACAAATCACACAGTGGGCTCAAATACATACGGCATAGCATTAGAAAATCTGCATTGCCAGAAAAGAAAACACGTTCTAAACCATCATCAATTTTAGATTGTTTTATAATCTCATCTTTAAGTGAAGCCACGGCAATATTAAAGGTGTAACCTTTTTCATCAATGTGCTTCAAAACTTCCATAAGATGTACTGCATAATCTGCTGTAAAACAGGGCTCCTCCAATGGCCCTTTCACCAAATCTGCCTTTATCTTACCAGACATTGGAAAACCACATGATGCATCCAAACGCAAAGGGTTCGTATGAGATGTACCCCTAATAACTTCATGTATAAATAAAGGTCTAACATATGTTAACTGATCGTGCAAGACTGGCAATATATGCTTAAAACAAATATGGGCAGCCGCTATAAATGGTTGTTCAAAAATAGGTTCCCCACATGTTGACATTTGTCGTATAGCACCAACCATTGAATTTACCCATTCACCAGCATCATTGGTGAAATGATGTAATTTAGGGATGCCATATAAAGACAAATTTGAACTAAAAGTCATAGTCTTATCATAGAGAACACTCTTCGAAAAATGTGATTCACATCTAACAGGGTGTTTCTCCATAGACCCAACATACTCACCCATAGCTTCAAATTCTGCCTTAGTGAGATGATTAAATATGGATCGCTTATCTATCTGAGTTTTAAGTTTATATCCAGTCTTCTTAAAATAATCAGTCACTATATTTTGATTCAATGGTCTTGTTAGCATAGTATCATCAGCTACACACTTACCATCCCCATCCCATCGGTGTTTTCGAGACCAAAAAGGACTAACCATCATATATCCTAAGCCATTAGGATCAGGATTCCTTAACCGTTTACTTTGGATGCCTATAAGCATTTTTTCAACAGTCTTGCCATTCCTCTTATGCGTATATATTGGAAGACCTGAATCACTGTAGTTTCCTTCAACATTCATAACTATGTATGGATTGTCATCTTTAATATTATTAACCATAACACCATCCAATGCATACAAGGGTTTAATGACTTTATCGGAACCACCAACAATAAATTCATATTCCATTAAATGACTTAAATCAAAATCCCATGCAATTGGCACTTTATTTGCTCCAGGTATTGGTGTCATAACGACCATGGCATTATCACCACAATATAATATTAAAGTCCCATCCTGAATACAACCAGAAAATGTACCAGACAGACCTCCATTCAATGTTGTATATGAACCCTTCACTTGTCCGGTTTTTTCTACCATATGTCTTGGAATATACAGACCTCCAGGTCCAAATGTTCCTTTCCCATTTTGAATGCCATCATTAGTGAACACCTTAATGGTCACAACCATTGTTTTAACATATTTATTTATGCCACTACCAGCTAGTTTAATACTATGTAAACAAGTAGAAAAGCTCTGAACTTTACCATTTAATGAAATTGGAG